AATCCTGTATTTCATCGAATGGCTCTTATAACAATGCCCTCCATATGTGATAACCGGGCAACTCTATTTTTCCCCCGAAAGCTTCATTTACTGCCTTGATCAGACCGGGCCATTCTTGGTGGTAATCGTGACCACCAAACCATCCACCTATTTTCAGTTTTGGTAACCACATTTCTATATCTTTTTTTACGGCATTGTAGCTATGTCCTGCATCGATGAAAATAAAATCAGCCCAGCTATCAGGAAATGATTTGGCAGCATGTTCTGTTGACGTTAGTTTCAAATGACAACGCCCAGGATATTTTTGTTCTATTGCTCTCAATTTCTTTATACGGTCTTTCCTTAGACCAAGGTCCACACCTATCAATTGTTCTAGTTTGGTTTCACGGAGCAAGGTACCAAACAACATACCGCTTCCAACACCAAGTTCCACACCTTGTTTCCAATTGTTTTCGTTTACAAGGTTAGCTAGGTACTCACGGTGGTCCATAATCATATTAATATTTTCTCCTCCGAGGAATGAAGTCCTGTTCGATTTCATTCCAAGCAGCTTTCACTGCCTTACCAACAGTTTTGAGTTCCTTGTTGTACCCCTTTTGACTATAGCCTTCAACTTTTGCTAGGTATGCCTTGATGCCGTTTTCGCTTAACCCAATGTCACTCAGCCTGCCGGCGGATTTCAGCCAGTTGATGCTGGAACCAAGATCATCAACACCAAAGCCAAACAGGAAATCAAATGTGGCTTCGCGGAATGGGAACCCGACCTTGTTCTTTTTGACCTTGGCCTGAATTTGAATACCGTAAGCACGTTCGACCTTCTTGACGGTGCGCTTGAGGGTCTTCATATGCGCCAGCCAAAAGATATGCGTAGCGTAGAAGTCCAATGCCTTGCCGCCGCTGCGCCGGTACTTCTCACCAAACATGGCGTTGATGTTTTCACGTACCTGAGAAACAATGATCAGCACAATTTTGGAACGCTCGACCTGTTTGTTTAACTTTCTGAACATGATGCCAATTTTCTTTTGCTTCACCATGTTGTACGAGCCATCTGAAATATCCCGCTTTAGTTCCTCTTCATCAGATAAAGAATCAAATGAATCCAGCACATAGATTCCGGGGACATCAGCCTTGGTACACTCACCTATGAATTTTCTGAAGTCCCGGTCAAACTGCTCAACGGTAGTTACCGGCTCGTCAATGTCGCCAAAATCTACCTGATCCAACGGCAGCCCCATGGCTTCGGCATACTCCATGTCAAAGGCACCTTCCGTTTCACGGTAGGCCGCCTTGCCATTGGGGTACTGGCGTAGGAAATTAATCACGGCTTCTGTAGCCAAACCGGTCTTTGCCGTCGACTTGTCACCAACGATGTTTTCCATGCGACCAAGCACATAACCGCCGCCCAAGGCGCAATCCAAAACAACACAGCCGGTTGAGATGAAATTCAGGTTTTCCTTGTTACTGGTAAAGTAGCTGTTTACCTGCTCGTCATTCAATGAAACGCGGTTTCTCATAGCGGGTCATACCCTTTTGCAAGGCGCTTGATGTTGACCTGTCGCACTTCCCGCTTCCAGCGCGGGTTGTCGTCATCTGGTATGGCATCCGACAACACCTCGGATGTCGGACGCCGATCAAACCTTATAGGGTCAAACCCAAAGTTTGATATGACGAAACTCTTTCAGGCGCGACGCTTGCCACTGCGGGCGGATGAAAGGCGTGCCTTGATGCGTGCAGCACGGTCCTTTGACGAAGACTTTGAGGGCTTTTCATCCTCATCCTCTTCATCCTCATCTTCATCAGCATCATCATCATCATCGTCGTCGTCAGCTTCATCATCCTCATCCTCATCGTCGTCATCAGCACGACTTTTGGCTTTGGATGCTACCTTTGACTTGGACGATCTTGCTGGTTTCTCGTCCTCGTCATCATCATCCCAAGGCAATTCTTTTTTGCCTTTGGTTTTCCTTGTGGGCTTCTCATCCTCGTCTTCATCATCATCGTCGTCATCACGACTTGACTTGCGTGACGTGGTGCTGCCGCCTGATCCACGTCCACTACGTGACCTCTTGGGCTTTTCATCGTCGTCATCATCGTCATCCGCCTTGGACCGACGTTTTGACTTCCTGCGCCCATCATCGTCATCGTCATCATCATCATTAAACCCTGCCTTGCCGCCGAACACGCCACTTATGTGGTCGTAGTCATGGTAGACAAGGATGTCAGGGATGGGGTTGTCGGTGATGAACTCCAGCCACTCGTTCTGTAGGTCTTCGTCTTCGCTGATGGGGGACGGTTTGAGGATCTTGATCTTGGTACCGGGGTATTTGGTATTGCGCCCCTTACCCTCACGGTAGAAACGCACGTCGCAGCCTTCATCGGGGTCATCAATGAGGATGGCCTCATTGGTATCCTCGTCAAAGCACATCTGCGCAATGTCCCTGTCCACGGTAAACGGTGCCGCCCAAAACTGCACACCCGCACTTTCCTCAAGGCGATCAATCAGATACATGCCAGAACGCTTCTTTGGTTCAAGGTCCTTGGCAAGCTTGTCGTCACCTTCCTTGTTAGCTGCGCGACGTGCTTCCTCGAGAGGGTCTTTTTCCCGCTTCATGTGGCTTAACGACAGGTAGGACTGGTTGTCGGAACCAATGCCGTAATTGATCATGAGGGTATAGGCGTAATGCCGTGCGTCCTCCCATGTCGGCGGTAGTATGCGTATCATGTTCTTGCCGTCACGTACCTTGTACTGCCTGATCCCATCCTTCACGAAGGAATCAAAATTGCCGCCGCGCTGGTTGGCGGCAGCCTGTATGTCTTCCCTTGTCCTTTTTTGGTACTTGAACTTCGCCTTTTTAGCCATTGCTTTTCATCTCCTTTGCAATTTCAAGAAGTTGCTTGATGTAGGCAGACCGCGCCGTAAAGTACGCCAAGAAAATTGATCTTGCCGTAATATAGACGATTGCGCAAATTGTTATGGTCAGCAGAACCATTTCGATATTGACCATTCTACTCTCGCTTTCTCACGTTACGCTTTTCAGCCATAGCGTTGCGGTTTTTCTCTGCACGGTAGTCTTGGACGGTATTGTTATTGTTCACCCCCATGGTGTCGGTTTGGAAATAACTGGCTACGAACAGCCCACACAATTCTTGCAGCATGTAGCGGCGTTGATGAAAGGCATCCTTTAGCCCACCAGCCAAGTCAGCCGTTTTCTTGGCCTCATTGTGTTTTTCAAATGCTTCCCAGTGTTGTGGGTCGACAGCTACGGCGTGAGCAACTTGTGCTTCTGTCGCCTTGCCTGTTTCCTTTTCAATTTTATGCCGGTGCGATCTAGACAGCTTGGCGTCAATTTGAGTGAGTTCCTCTTTCAGGTAGTCCCTGCGGGCAATGGCCGTGGCAACCAACTCACTTACTTCCAGATATAGTTGTGGCTGCTGCATCAATGCCGCGTCAAGTGCATGCTTGTCAATGCGCAATCCATCTTTTAGTTTTGTGAGTTGTTCCCGTATCCCGGCCATTTCTTTCTCCCGTTTGATCCCGCTATGTTCTTATAGACGTTTCGCTGATTGCGTTTGTAAATATTCGCTCATGGTATGTGGTTCTCTCACTCAACGCGGCTCGCTCAAGGACTATTGGTTCTCTCCATGGTTGTGGCTCGCTCCGTACTTTTGGTACTCTCTATGGGCTTTTGGCTCACTCGTATGTCATGGTACTCTTCCTTATTGTGGTTCGCTTGGAAGCCCTGGTTATCTCAGCGCATATGGCTCACTCCGAACAGGTGGTACTCTCCTATAGCTTGGTTCGCTTACCGATCTTGGTTCTCTCTGCACGGTTTTGGCTCGCTCCGAACACTTGGTTCTCTTCTGGGGTTTGGCTCACTCGGACGCTATGGTACTCTTTTCGGTTGCGGTTCACTCCGTACATACGGCACTCTCGCTCGACTTGGTTCACTCGACTAATATGGTACTCTCGCCTGTTTAGGTTCGCTCGACTAACATGGTACTCTCTCACTTGCTTGGCGCACTCCTGACTTATGGTTCTCTCAGAAACCTTGGCTCACTCCGTAAACATGGTACTCTCCTATGATCTGGTTCGCTCAGGACCTTTGGTTCTCTCGTTTGAACTTGGCTCACTCGACTCATATGGTGCTATCCTGTGAGATGGTTCACTCGACTCATATGGTACCCTCCTTTGACTCGGTTCGCTCATTGAGTTGGTTCCCTTACG